GCGTCGCGCTCCCGAGTTCGGTCGACGTGGACCGGGCGATCGTCGAGCGGTACGGCCTGCGCAAGTTCGTGAAGCTCGCCTGGTCGCAGGTCGAGCCGGGGACGTTTCTCCCGAACTGGCACATCGATCTGATCTGCGAGCACTTGGAGGCGGTACAGCGGTGCGAGATCCGGAACCTCCTGATCAATGAGCCGCCCGGGTGCATGAAGTCGCTGGTCGTCGCGGTGTTCTTCCCCGCGTGGGTGTGGATCAACGACCCCGGGCACAAGTTCATTTTCGCGACCTACGCGCAGGAGCTGTCAGACCGCGACGCCAAGCGGCACCGCGACCTCGTAGCCTCGCCGTGGTTTCAGGCGCGATGGGGCGATCGCTGCTCAATCGGCACTGACCAGGTGCAGCAGGTCCGCAACTTCGAGACGGCACAGAAGGGGTTCCGGTTCTCGACGTCCACGGGCGGCGTCGCCACCGGACGACACGGGGACACGCTCGTCTACGACGATCCGAACCGGGTGCAGGACGCGTTCAATGGCGCCGTCGAGGCTGGCGCATGCTTCGACAAGTCCCACGCATTCTGGACGCGCGGCATGTCAACGCGTCGCGCCGATCCGAAGACAACGCGCAAAATCGTGATCGCCCAGCGCCTACACGACGCGGACGTGCCGGGCCGCCTGAAGGAGGAAGGCTACGAGGTGCTGTGTCTGCCGATGCGGTACGATCCAGCGATCGTGTCGGTGCCGCGCGGAAGCGACCCCCGGACGACGCCCGGCGAGTTGCTCTGGCCCGAGCGGTTCTCGGACGCGGACGTCGCCGAGCTCGAAGTGAAGCTCGGCCCGCTCCACGCATCAGCCCAGCTTCAGCAGAACCCCGTCCCAGACTCGGGTGCGCTGTTCAAGATGGAGTCGTTTCGCCACTGGCAGACGTCGCCCGACCTCGCTCGGTCCACGCTTGTCCTGTCGTGGGACTGCACGTTCAAGGGCGAGGCCGACTCGGACTTCGTGGTCGGCCAGTGCTGGGCGAAGCACGGCGCGAACTTCTACCTCCTCGACCAAGTGCGCGGACAGTGGACGTTCACCGAGACGTGCCAGGCGCTCCGGGCGATGGCGGCGAAATGGCCGACCGCCTACGCGAAGCTCGTCGAGGACAAGGCAAACGGCACGGCGGTCATGGACGCGCTCAAGGCCGTCGTCTCGGGCCTCACGCCGATCGAGCCACAGGGAGGCAAGCAGGCGCGCGCACACGCCACTTCGCCCCTCTACGCGTCCGGGAACGTCTACCTCCCCGAACCCGAGTCGGCGCCGTGGGTGAACGACTACGTGCAGGAGCACCTTCGCTTTCCGCGTGGCGCCCACGATGACCAGGTGGACTGCGCGACGCAGGCCCTGAACTACCTGAGCGTCCAGGGGGCCAGCGTCGCCGACTGGCTCGCGGCCATGGCGACGTACTAGCCTCGCCGGATGTGGGCACGACCGGGACCGTGGGATCACGTCATCGACTTCTTCACCGCCCTCGGGTCGCTACCCTTGGAGCGTCTCGCGATCCAGTACGGCATGCGCGAGGGCGAGGTGCCGCTCTTGGGAGTCGAAGACATCGACCCGGCCGAGTGGGCGCTGGCGTTGGAGAATGGCGAGCGGCTGACTGGCGAAGGTGGTGAGGATGGGTAGAGTGGTCGCGATGGAATTCAGCGCATCGACGTCGCTTGCTATCGCCCTGGCTGCTAGTGGCCCCGCCGCATCGGCAGGCGTGCCGAACGATTCGTTGAAGGTGTGGGCGCCGCGAGACGGTCGCCTCGTTCTTCAAGAGGTGGTCGGGCCGCCGGAGGCGCTGGCCATCATTCGCGACGCCCTGCATGTATACGTGTCTGCGGGATGGGATGCGCTCGCGGAGGTCGAGAAATGACTAGTTGGCTAGTCGTATTCGACGCGAGTTCTGGGTTCGCCGAACTCTGCAACGTGGGATGCGTCGAGGCCGAGAGTGAGGACGACGCCAAGGCCAAAGCGTGCGTGCTGTTCGGGGTTGTCATGGGCGCGAAGCGGTCGATGTTCGCGAGACGGATCGACCTACTCGGGCGAGTGGGACGTCCAGTTCTTCCAGCACTTCGACCCCACAGCCCACACGTGGAGCATCTGGGCGATGCGCCGCGACGACTCGATCGAGGACGTCGATGCATGGGTCCAGGCATGGCGCGTGACCGCCGAGACGCGGGACGAGGCGCTGGACCTGGCTGGGCTCGCGTACGTACAGCGTGAGGTCCGCTCGGCGATCTCTGACGAATGCGACCGGCTCATCGCGGAAGCCGCGACGACCAGCAACGCCGGAATCGACTGACCCCGAACGATCGCGCCGATAGCTGCCCCTATTCGGGCAGTGTCCCGGAACAAGAGCCGCCACCCGGATCGCAGCGTCTCCGCTTCAGTCGTCGATCCGGCGGCGGGCCAGGCGCATCTCGACTCCTGGCAGAACGCGGTCACCGGCCTCGGGACCAGCATCGACCAGCTCACGCGCGCGACGCAGGTCTCGACGCGTGGGGTGTGGCGCAACTCGCAGACCCTCGAAACGCTCTACTACGAGGACGACCTCTGCGCGAAGATCATCGACAAGCCCCTCGACGCGGCCATGCGTCAGTCGTGGACGCCGGAGCTTCCCGGCTCTGATTCCGAGGCGCAGGACGTCAAGGATCGAGCCGAGCGCATCGCCAAGAGGGCGCGCGAACTGAAGGCCGACGAGCGAGTGATCGAGGCTGCGCGATGGGGCCGGCTCTACGGCGGCGGCGCGGTGCTCATGGCGTTAGGCCCTGAGTCTGGCGACCCGTCGATCCCGCGCAACCCGAACGTGCCGCCGCGCCTCTTGGCCCTGACGGTGTTCGAGCGGGACGAGCTTGTGCCGCAGCGCTGGTACTCCTCGGCCCTCGATCCGGAGTACGGGCACGCGCAGTCGTGGTCGATCTTCCCGAAGGCAATCACGGGCTACGACGCGGAATTTGGCGGCACCGTCCATACCTCGCGCCTCCTGAAGTTCGAGGGCCTGCCCGCATCGAAGCTCGAGCGACAGCGCCAGAACGGGTGGTCGCCCTCGGTCCTCACGCGCGTGATCGAACCCGTCCGAGACTTCCAGCAGAATTGGCGCTCGGTCGGCCTCATCCTCCAGCAAGCGCACCAGGCGGTGTTCAAGCTGAAGGGCCTCGTTTCCATGATCGCGCAAGGCGGAAGCGCCGTGCAGCGCCGCATGGAGATCGTGAACCTCGCCCGCTCGATCGCGCGCGCGGTGATCATCGACGCGGACACCGAGGAGTTCGAGTACCACTCCGCGAACGTCTCAGGCCGGGACTCGCTCCTCGACAAGTTCGCGGTCCGTCTCTCGGCGGCGGCCGACATCCCGATGACCATCCTGTTCGGGACGAGTCCGGCCGGCATGAACGCGACCGGCGAGAGCGACACGCGCGGCTGGTACGACACCGTGCAGGCGATCCGCGAACAGAGCCTCGGGCCGCAACTGGAGCGCCTCGTTCGCGTCATCGCCGCTGACGTGGGCGACCCCGAGCCCGATGCGTGGGTCGTGAAGTGGCCGAGCCTCTGGCAGATGAGCCCGACCGAGGAAGCGGACTACCGCAACAAGGTCGCGCAGACCGATGACCTCTACCTCCGCAACCAGGTGGTCACGCCCGCCGAGGTCGCGGTCTCGCGCTTCGGCGGCGGGCACTACTCGGCCGAGACGGTGATCGATCTCGGGCTTCGCGAGGAAGCGGCGGCGGTTCAGCCGGGCGACGAGGCGAAGGCGTATCCGGTTCGACCAGAGGCTCCGCTGCCCGCCGACCAGACGCAGGCCGCCGCGCCAGCCGAGGCGGCTCCGGCGCCAGCGCCGACGGCGAACCCCGAGCTCGCGAAGGATCCCGCTGCCGCCCTCAACGGCGCCCAGGTCGCAAGCCTCCAAGGCATCGTGCAAAGCGTCGCCACGCGCACCCTGCCTCGCGAGTCCGGCATCGCCATGATGCTCGCTGCGTTCCCGATCACGTCGACTCAGGCCGAGGCGATCATGGGCACGGTCGGGCGTACGTTCTTCGCCCCGGTCGAAGGCGATGCCCAGCAAGCGTGAACTGATCCGGGCGCGCGCCGCTCGGGCGAAGTTCAAGCCGAAGGCCCCGAAGAACGTGGCGCCGCCGCAACTTCCGAAGGTCGCCGAGGCGGCCTACGTGAAGGCGCTGAAGGGCCTCGTCGCGAAGATCGGCAAGGCCACGCAGGAGGCGTTCGGCCCATCGATCGCGAAGTACGCAGCAAGCCAGCGCTCCGACGCAGCCGGCGACATCATCACTGGCTCGACGCTCGATCGGCTCCGCGCGCGCATTGAAGCGATCGCGAGCAAGGCGGCGGTCACGGGCATCGTCTCCGAGGCGCTGAACGGAACGAACCGGAAGAACCTGTCCGAGATGAGCCGCGTCCTCGGCATCGCCCCCGAGGCCCTTATCCCCGGCATGGGCGACGTCATGGACGCCTGGCGCGAGGCGAACGTGAACCTGATCTCGTCCATCGGCGGCGAGTACCTGGACCAAGTTCAGGAGATGGTCGCGACGGCAACGACCGAGGGCATCCGGGCCGAGGCGTTGGCGAAGGCGCTGCAAGAGCGGCTCGGGGTCGCGGAGAGCCGAGCCGAACTGATCGCGCGCGACCAGGTGCTGAAGGCGAACGCCCAGC